CAAAAAAATATGTTGTAAGTATTGAGGCTAGTTACCATGAACCGTCGGTTTTTCTAGTTGTGAATGACCCATCAACTGAAAAAAAAATAGAAAAACATAACTACAAACCATTTTTATGGTATAAAGCCGATATCATACCATTGCTTTACGGTGGTAAAAAAATGAAAGCAATGGAGGCGGCACAAAGATATGGTGTTACAACTAAAAAATTAATTATTAGTAACTCTGAGGGATTTGTTCCTAGTAGATTAGAGAATGGTTATAAATATTTAGTAACTTGTACTAAATCATACAACGATTTAATTTTATTTTTTAAAGAAGGTGGGCTTGATGTATTTAATAAAGAATATTCAAAGTATTTCTTTATGTTTACACCTGTTGAGCAATTTATGATTCAAACAGGTATTCGTTTATTTAAGGGTATGGATGACTATGATGATTTACATCGGTTTCAATTTGACTTAGAAACCGAAGGATTATCTGGAAAAAATGATGCTATTTTTCAAATAGGGATGCGAGATAATAAAGGATTTGAATATGTATTAGAAAGTACTGGTGATACATTAGCGGATAAAAGAAAAACAGAAAAAGATAATATTAAATTATTTTTTGATGTTATTGATACACTAAAACCTGACATTATTACTGGTTACAATTCAGAAAGTTTTGATTGGCAATTCCTTTTTGATAGGTGTGAGCGTTTAAATATTGATATTAATAAAATTGCAAAGGGGTTAGATGGTAAATATAAATTTAAGAGAAAGCCAGCAATGCTTAAATTGGGTAACGAACAAGAGGCTTATCTTCAAACACATATATTTGGTCATAATATTATTGATATTGCACATTCCGTTAGAAGAGCACAAGCAATTAATAGTGATATTAAAGGTTGGGGTCTCAAATACATCACACAATATTCTGAGGTTGCAAAAACAAATCGTGTTTATGTTTCAGGTGACAAAATACATACAATATGGTCTGATACTTTAAATGAATATGCATTTAATGACCAAAATGGTGATTTTTATAAGATATCTGAACGTATGCCATTAAAGGATAACTATACTAAGGTAAAGGGTAATTATATTGTCCAGAGATATTTATTAGACGATTTATGGGAAACCGAACAAATTGATAGGTTATTTAATCAAGCGGCATTTTTAATTGCTAAACTTCTCCCAACAACTTATGGACGTAGTACTACTATGGGTACCGCAAGTCAATGGAAACTTATAATGGCTGCTTGGTCATACGAAAATAATCTTGCAATTCCAGCAACAGAACCAAAACGTACTTTTACTGGTGGATTATCTAGGTTATTAGAGGTTGGCTACGCAAAAAATGTCGTAAAACTTGACTATGCTGCATTATATCCAAAAAATCAACTTACACATGACATTTTCCCAAATTTAGATATTAGCGGTGTAATGAAAGGTCTTTTAACGTATATCGTAGATACTCGTGATAAATTTAAATTCTTAACCGATACACATAAAAAAAACACTAAAAAAATTAGTGAAGAAATTAAGAAAAATAAAGACATATATACTAAAGAAAAAATTGAAGAATTAAATATAGAAGAAAAAAAACATAAGGATTTATCTAATTTATACAATAAAAAACAATTACCACTTAAGATATTAGCAAACTCATGGTTTGGTGCTTATGGTGCACCATATATTTTTAATTGGGGTGATACCGATTGCGCTGAAGAAACAACTTGTCGTGGCCGTCAATACTTAAGGTTAATGGTTAAACACTTTACTGAAAAATATGGATTTAAGGCATTAGTTGGCGATACCGATGGGGAAAATTTTGCAATTCCAGATAATATAAATACGTTTAAATATTTAGCTAAAGGTTCACATTGGAAAACTACTGAATACGCTAATCAAGAATTAGTTGGGTTGGACGCAGTATTGGCTGAATTTAATGAAACATATATGATTGGTAGAATGGGCTTGGATATTGATGATATATGTAATTCAACTATCAATTTTTCTAGAAAAAATTATGCAAATGATATTGGTGGTAAAATAAAATTTGTTGGAAACTCTATTAAATCCAAAAAAATGCCAGTATATATTGAAGAGTTTTTATCTAAAGCAATTAGATTATTATTAGATGGTAAGGGTAAGGAGTTTATTAATCATTATTATGATTATGTTGATAAAATTTACAATTACAATATCCCATTGGTTAAGATAGCGTCAAAATCTAAAATTAAATCAACTATTTCAGATTATAAAAAGAAGGCAAATAAAAAAAATAAAGCTGGTAACCCAATGCCCAAACAAGCGCATATGGAATTGGCAGTGAAAGACAATTTAACGGTAAATTTAGGCGATGTATTGTATTATGTGAATACTGGTAATGTTAAAAATCAAGGTGACATTAAAACCATACGTGGTAGTAAAATGACAAAAAAAGAAAAGGCTGATTATGAATTAAAGTATGGCCGACCAGTAAGTCCTGATTATATTGAGATTCAAATTAATTGTAAGTTAATTAATCCTAATGATGTAGATTTAAATTTTGAAATATTAAAGGAAATTGAAACGTTTAATAAAATATTAACTACTATTGATGACATTGATAAAATCAACGAAATTAATTTACAAATTGTTAATTTGGAAGGCCAATTATTAACTGACGAGTATAATGTTAATAAATATCTTGAAGCGTTTAATAAAAAGGTTAAACCGTTGTTAGTTTGTTTTCATCCTGATATTCGAAAGAAAATTTTATTGACAATTAAGAAAGATAAAAAAACTAAATTAGAAAAAATTACGGAAAAAAATATTTTTAGTGATGCACAATGTCAATTAGTATCAGGCATGCCTGATGAACCTATCGACCAAGATACGTATGAAGAATTAATGACAATGGAAGACAAGGAAATAAAGTTTTGGGATAAGGTTAATAAAGTACCTAATAATATTGAAGAAGAAGAATGGGAAAAAATAAGAGCTGATTATCATGTTAGAAAAGCAATAGAAAGAGAAAATGGTATTATAAACGAAAAAAATATGTTAGATGACATCTTTAAACATTTTGAGATTGAACAATTAAAAATGATTGAACAAACACTTACAATACCCGATTCAATATTGATTTTAGCTACTGTCGATGATGATGGATATTTTGTGTCAAGAAAGTGGGATGTAATATTGTGTCATGTTAATGACATATTTAATTACGAAACCGAAGCAATTGAAAGAAATATATGGTATCAAAGTAATAATATTGAAAAAGTTGATAAATATGAATTGTGGCTAGATTATAAATCAGAACAAGAAATTATGCATATAAGTGTTCAAGTAAAACAAGAGATGCTTAAGATTCAAGATGTTTCATTACCAAGGGTAAAAGAATTAGTATATAATTTTGAAAATACATTTACCCCTATTGTTGATGATAATGATGATGATAATGATGATGACGATGACGATGAATACAATCCAGAAAAACTTGAATCAGAAGTTGATGAATTTATACCAGAAATGCAACGAGCAGATTTTGAAATAGAGATTGGTACGATATCTGAAATTAATACTGATTTGCTTTCAAGCATCGTTGAAATAATTGAAGAACCGATAATACCAACAAAAATTATTAAGCGAAATGTCAATCCATTTGATGAACAATTATTTAATGCGATACCAAATAAAGATATTGAAGATAAATCGTCAGAAATAGTTGATTATGCTAAAAAATTGCTAATGACAATGAATGAAATTAAAGAAGAAAATGACGAATGGAATTTTTAAAATAAAAAGGGGGAGTTGTTGCTCCCCTTAATTATTTTTAATAGACATAGAGTCCAAGTGGCCTAAATTTTAACGATGTGTTTAAAAAAGTAGCTTCATTTGCACCACGCTCAAGCTGGCTTGTTGATGATAACCTAACTAATCTAGTTTCAAGCCTTTCAAGAACTGCTTTTCTTTCATCGTTTCCTTCTGAAATTAGTGTTTCATAATCCATCGTTCTTTCAGCTTCTGGAGGGCCAACTATACCGCCAAATTTTCCTCTAACTCTACCTAAAGCTCTTTTTGCTTCAGCTATAAATAATTGTCTTATAAGCGTTTTTGTTGGTTCATTAAAGCTAGAAAAATCTAACTTAGATAGTGGAACCTCATTTGGTAATTTAATGATATCTGGGTTATCTAAACGACATTTATCAACATCTTTTCCAGATGTATCATAATAATGATACCATACTTGACAACCAGCCAAAGATATTGAAGTACCTGCGCCACCAATACCGTGACCAAATGATAACTTAGAACCTGGTGTGCTTAACAAATGCAATAGTTTTGTTCCGTCTGGACCTGCGGTAATTTTATAAACCATTTCACTTCTAACAATTTTATTTTTAAGATTCATATCTTGAGCTGTTAATAGAATATCAAATGCTGGTGCAATATAATATCCACTACGGCCACCGCCAGTACCTGTTCCAGCAGTACCGTATCCACCACCCATTTGTGCAAAACCGCCACCAAAACCATAATCAATTCCACCATAGTTTGCTAGTAATGCTTGGTTAACTGCTGTTGGTGTTAACCATAAAACTTCATTAATTTCACGACCAGCAGGAATCTGATACACTTGTCTACCTGCCTCAACGGTAACATAATCTTTTTTAAGCTCCCAAGGTCCGTTTGTTTGAAGCCCGACTTGTTTTGAGTAGGCATAAGTATATTGTGTCATTAAGTCTAATGACCTAACGCTCATAGCAAATGCCATGTCCGTAGTATCAATGTTTTGCCCTAATAGTGATAGCCATTGATGTTCGACAAGCCATTCTTGAACGTACTGTGCATAATCTTCAATAGAAATCTCTAAAAGTGTGCATAGTTGTTCATCAACTAATTCAATTTGACGAGTGGGCGCACCCAAAGAATGTCTAAATTGTCTAAATAATTTTTCACGTTCTTCAGTAGTTACTGGCATGTTAATTCTTTTCTTATAAATATTAAGAAATGTAGAATTAAATTAAAAACTTCTTTGTGAGGTTTGCAGCTTCTTGAATTGTTGTAAATGAAATTTCAGGTATTAGTACTTGTCGGCCAACTTTAATCATTGGAACGTCATCACATTTTGTGAGTTCATAAAGTTTATTAAATTCTTCTTCATTTTCGGGTTTATTTACATCAATTTCTGTAAATTTAACACCTTCGTTTGTTAATATTTTTTTGAGTTCCATACAATATGGGCAATTTTCAATTGTGTATATTCTAACCATAATTTTTTATTCGTTATTTAATATTGTATCTATTAATAATTCAGTTTCATCATTTATATCATTTTTAACACCTAATATACTATCAATTACTTCTTTTTTAGTTTTCAAAACACCCCACATTCTTGTTGATATTGTATTGTCAAATAATTGATAATATACATTTACATCATTTTTTTGTCCAATGCGAAAACAACGGTCTTCTGCTTGTTCATTATTCCCCGTTACCCAATCAAATGAATTGAATATAACAACATTTGCTTCGGTAAGTGTAATTCCAACACCAGCAGATTTTATGTTACCAATAAATACTTTAATATTAGGATTATTTTGAAAATTATCTACTGAATTTTGTTTTTCTTTAGCTGACATTGGTCCATGATGAATTACACATATCTTATCAAAATATTCTTGAAGTTCAAGTAATTCGTCTGTAAAATTAGTGAAAATAATTACTTTTTTATTTAATTCTATTGCGTTTTCTGTCATTTCAATTGTTTGTGGAATCGCTTCCATTGCAATAAATTTACGTAAAAGAATTAATTCTACTAAGTCTCTTTGAATCGGACCTTTTTTCTTTTCTACCCTTCTTTTTTCTAAATAATCTTCCCATAGTTTATCATATTCAGACCATCCCTTAGATGATAACTCATGATAAATTGGTGTAATAACTTTATCTGGCATATCCAACACATCGGTCTTTAACCTCCTAATAATTAAATTTTTAGTTTTTGTTGATAATTCATCAAGATTTGATGCACCATCAGTTAACCAA